GCAATTAGGGATCACTTGTGTGGTGATGACTCGACCGATAGTCAGCTTGAGGATACGATTGACGATCTGCTTAATCAATTGGGAGGAGATGCAGGCCCCACAGCAAGCGAAGATAGTTTAAAAAATTATATTACAGATGTTTCCGCTTCTTCAACACAGGCAGAGTTGATGGCCGCTATTATGGGTAATGCCTTTCCCGATTTTTTAATAATTGCAGAAAATATAAGGCTTTTTGAATATCCTGAATTAGAAGAGATTTTTCCAAATAGAGAAGCAATAGGCAACTTTTTTCAAAATGTCGGAAATGTGCTGCCGGCAGATGCAAGAGACGCAATAGGTGACGCGCTTGACAACCCGCCGGCCCACGGCGATCCAGACCGTCCCGTAAATCCATCACTGTGTCTAACCGAGGATGATTGGAATGCTTTTTGTGAATATAGACAACAGCTCCTCGCCGGCCGTGCATCGCCAGCACAGATTCGCGAAATGTGTGATAATTTGCGTGATCAAATGGAAGATGACTTGGAGGATTTAAGTGACGTCTTACAAGGCGGAATTCCCAATTATTTAGATTCTAATATGCCCCCTATCATGCAACCGCCCGGTTGCGATGACTCCCCCGGCCTGATTCCTTTTGAAACAGAAGACGCCAAAGTTGTTGCAACGAATGCTATAAAGGGAGATTTTCAAAATTTACAACTTGCCTATACAACTGATATGCTTGGAGATGGACCTTTTCAAAGTCAGTGGGGAATGATAAATTTAATTTTAAGCGATACTATGGGAAATCCTTTTACGGCCCATACGAGAAGATCCTTATTTTCTCCCATGTATGTAGATTTCTATACCGACTCGGGCGCCGATGACTATGGTAATGTGGCCCCTGTCGCAGTTCAGAAGGGAGCATATCCGGCGAAAGTAGCAGAATGGCTACAATATCAACTAGCTGGTAGTAACGAAGCTACTGATTTACATAACGCGTTAAATTTTCAATCAACTAATGATTGGCGCCCCCCTGTTACTGCATCTGCAACATTTGATGCCTTAAACTTAAATGACAAAGATATTAAATATTTTGATTTGCCCCAACTAGGATATAATGTTGACATTAGACCAGACTATGCGCGCACTAAGGTTAACTTCATACAACTAGGAAGAAAAAAGGCCCCCGATATAACTCTTACTTTTAAAGACAATGCGAAAGGATTAAGGAAGGGCAACAACTCAAAAGATTCTGCATATTCTTATGGCTTTGATATTGAGTGTTATTTTTCTGATTTAGCAAAAATGACGCCCTTATACTCTCCAAATTTTATAGATCCGGCAGATAGAAGCTCACATATGAATAAGAAAATTCATAACTTGCCTACTGATAATGTTAGATTAGTTGTTAATGATTATCTTAACGATGGTAGCAAAAGAGAAAATCCTTTATGCGGAATATTGCCTTTTAATCCGCCACCATTTGGGGAAAATAATAATTTTGCCGGCAGCATTGGAGAAAGAAGATATGAAATATTTGTGGAAACTGATATTTTAGACCAGTTCGATGTCGACAGCTATCCAAAATTTAAAAATTGTTTTCTTACGCAATCGGCCTATGCCCCGCAGATTAGCTTATTGTCTGATATGACAAACATTTCCTCAGCCGATGTTAAAACTTTTCACGACTCTGTAATGACCAATGTTGTGTCAGACTTATTTAGCGAAATAGCCAGCAACGATGTTGGATTTGAATATGGCGCGCAGTTTGATGGACTATCAACACAAGATACTGAATATGTTTTAGGCCCGGGCTATAGAGACTCTGGCCTTCCTTATGGTACTGCAGAAATAAAATCCGAGGATGATGATGGGAATGTAGAATACCGGAGTATTGTAAATGATGATATGATAATAGGAATGAGCCAAATGGAGTATCAATTTGAAACGGGCCAGTATGCCGGGCCTTCTTCTAAAAATAGAGTATTTTATTTGGATCCAAACACATTTGGCGGTACGTACATGAATCCGCCAATATATATTAAGCCAGAGAAGAATACGGGGTGGATGGGCCTCGCAGAAGCTTTGTTCCCAGAACTTGGCCCCTGCAGAACTGATGAAGAGGGCGCCGATCTTGTTAATTTTGAGCAAATTAATGATATAGTAGGAGATGCATACAACTATATTCCAGAAGATTCAAGGCTTAAGGCTGGCGGAAAAGATTGTGTTCTTGAGCTTCCTTATAACAGAATATTGGACAGATCCTCGGCCGCTTCGTTAGAAGGCCTTATTATCGCCGCAATTAGAATATATGCTAGCACTCATATGATAAAATCACTTGCTACCTTTTCAAAATTTAAACCATCGTTTCCCGATGTTTTCGGGCCCTTATACGCGCAGCATATTGTTGAGTCAATGGAAAGTTCTTTGGCTGGAGCAGACTCTGAGAAAGCAGAGCGATTTAGCTTGTTTAAAGATTCAGAATTTTATATGGCATTTTTAGAACAGGCTGTCCAGATGTACGCAAGAAGAGTCGATAACGGTGGCGTTTTGGGCACTCCAAGTGATGTAATGCGTGCACTCTTTGCATTAAATGATATGCAGGGTGATTATCACTATCCTTCAAAAAGAGATTTGGATGACGCAAAAGACATAGACGAAGTTCCAAGAATAAGAACTTTAAAAAATTATCGTGAGGATCTAAATTTTAATCAAATTTATTTAACAAAAGACAAGGCAAAAAAAATCTTAAGACAACTTGTGGTTGATGAATTAAATTCTATGGGCGAGAGAATCACCAAAAGCCTAGAAACGATGGATATTAAGCCAGAGACAACCGATATATCATACTATGTGCTTGAAAATTATACACAAGGAAGCAGCTTGGAATTAAAAGAGGATAACTTTGTTGAAACATCAGAAGAGCTGCCAACTTCTGGTGATGGTCACTATACTAACGGTGGGGAGCTTTCTGTATATGTGGTTAACGAGCCTGATTCTTTGTTTTCTTTTGGGGACGAATATTACGGCTACTATCACGTGTACGCCAACGAATCGGGAGACATAGCATATATGTCCAGCGAAGAGCACCACGACGCTCCTCATAATGTCTTGCTTCCGTATGCTAACAAAGTCATAATTCCGATCGGTGATGTTTCCGACATTGGGTTAATCATCGATGAGTCGGCCGCCACAACAAAGCCGTTTGTGATTGAGAAATATATAAAAATTGACGATGAGTATCACACACCTTCCGAGGCGCTGTCTCTTATAAAAGAAAACGACGCCACATTAAATATTTCAGATGTTTATCCCGGCACTTTAGCTCTTTCTCCCGATGAAACCTCTCCCATTGGCATAACAGGGGAGCTGGGGGTTAGATATGGCCTCAGATTTTCTGTTGTGATTAACTCCGAAAAACATACTTTGGTTGAAGTTAATCTTGATGTGCTTGATCTTAAAATATCTGAATTTGTTTCTTTTGAGGGGAACAGCAAAACGCTGGTCTGTTTATTGAGTTTATTAAAAAACCATGAGATGTTTAATGTAGTTGTAAATTATATTTTTAGCTTTAACAAGATTACTTCTATTGCTGCAATTTATAATGATTTAGGCTTCTTTCCATCAATCGGAGAAGTCACGGTAGCCGATGGCGAAGCATATGGAATATCTTCGGCATATAAAGACAAGCCTGGAATGAGAGCAGATATTGAAATGGATGGGGGCGAAGTAGAATCTATAACGGAAGATTCCACATTAGGGTGGGCCTCTGCCGCCGATAGGATGCCTGGACTTCTTAGTGGCATGCTTGTTAGAGAATGGGACAATTGGGACCAAGTAATATTAAGAAGATCTAAGCATAGAATTAAAAGAATGTTTAAAACATATTATAAACATGGATGGTCTTTTGCTCCTGGGAACTTTGATTTTCCCAATCTACCGTCTCCGGGCGAATTATTTTTCGAAAGATTAAGGTCAAATATGTTCCCAACAGCCGGCGTACACCTCCTTCCGTGGTGGAAAAGACGAAAACTAAGACCAAATCCTTTCGATTCAAAAGGAAATATTTGTGAAAAGGAATAATTACTAAGAGGAAACTAATATGTCTATAAGTATAGCCCTTCCATTAAACAAAAATTCAACTAATGGTTTTGAAACTAATGACAGCATTTTTTCTGTCGTAAGACAAAATTTAAAAATGTTAATTTTGACGATCCCGGGCGAAAGAGTGATGATTCCTGATTATGGCGTTGGTCTAAAAAAATATTTATTTGATAGTTTTGGGGATCATCTTTCATCCCAGATCGATCATAAAATAAGAGAACAAGTAAAAAAATATATGCCCGCCATTACAATATTTGATATTATTATTAATAGAGATAATCTTGATACAAGCAGGCTCAATATTTCTATAAATTATTCAGTCCCAGGAATTCAGATGAAAGATTTATTAAGATTTACTATTTAAAAAGAGGGTTTTTGATGCCTAATCAACAAGATAAAATAATACCAATTAACTATACTAATAGGCAATTTGCCACTATTAGAAAAGACTTGATGGAGATTGCACAAAGATATTATCCAGATAGTTTTCAAGATTTCAGCGAAGGTTCCTTTGGTGCCTTAATGTTAGATGCCGTCTCTTATGTTGGAGATCAGCTTTCATTTTATTTGGATTACAATGTTAATGAGTCCTTTTTAGATACTGCGTCTCAGTATAGAAATGTTTTAAGACTCGGAAAGGTTTTGGGCTATAAATACCCTGGCCGAGCCTCTACATATGGAGAGGTGGCCTTTTTTGTATTATTGCCGGCATCATCAACGGGTATTGGGCCTGATATGAGGTATGCGCCGATTTTAAGAAGCGGCACCACTGTTACAAGCCAAAACGGTCTAGCATTTATTTTGACGGAAAATATAAATTTTGCAGACCCTCGACATCCAAAAGTTGTCGCCCGCGTTAACGATGCAACCGGCGCCCCTACCTTTTATGCCATTAAGGCTTATGGAAATGTTGTGTCTGGCACATTTTCTACGACAAGAATAAGAATTGGACCGTATGAAAGATTTAAAAAGGTAATTCTTAATAACCCTGACATCTCAGAAATAACGAGAATCGTTGATACCGAAGGAAACGAATATTTTGAAGTCGACTATTTGTCTCAAGATCTTATATATAAAGAAATTGCTAACAAAAACTTTAAGAACGATCGAATACCTTCAATTTTAAAGCCAACTCTGGTTTCTAGAAAATTTGTTATTGAAAGAGATAGAAATTTTACGTATATTCAATTCGGTAGCGGAAAGGCAGGAGATGAAAGTGTTGTCAAAAATCCTCAAAAAACGGCGGTTGATTTGTTCGGAAAGGAATATATTTCTGATACAACATTTGATCCAACGAAACTTTCGAAAAATGAAAATTTTGGTATAGTGCCAGAAAACACAACACTACTAATTTCTTATAGGATGACAAATCCTGCAAACTCAAATGTCCCATCCGGCGGTATCAAAAAAGTTTCGTCTGCGCTCTTTGATTTTGATAATCCTCAAAGATTATCGGTGAACACAATCGCAACAGTTAGGCAGTCGTTAGAAGCCACAAACGAGACCCCAATAATCGGAGCGGTTTCTAACCCAACGGTTGACGATATAAAAAGAAGGGTGTATGACACCTTCCCAACACAAAATCGAGCCGTAACCCAGGCAGATTATGAGAGCTTGGTATATACAATGCCGGCAAAATTTGGCTCAATAAAGAGGTGTTCTGTACAAAAAGACTCAAACTCTATGAAAAGAAATTTAAATTTGTATGTAATTTCGGAAGGGACTGATAGCAAATTAGAACTTAGCAATCAAGTTTTAAAGAATAATATTAAGACTTGGCTAAATAATCACAGAATGATTAATGATACTATTGATATACTGGATCCATACATAATAAACTTAGGAATTAATTTTTCTATCAAGACTAATCCATCAGCCAGCAAGCACAGCGTTTTACAGCAGGCGACTAATCGTTTGGCTTCTCTTTATGTCGATACATTTTATATTGGGGAGCCTCTTCGTATA